TCAATCCGTTAAACTCGTTATAAACAGGTTGCCATTCTTGACTTATGAAAGAAATTACCTTACTATCCAAGTCCTCGTTATTGTCTTGTTTTAGAATAGAATCGCCAATTTTTAAAATTTTTAGAAAATCTAGAATACAAAGGAGATGGATATATTGAGCAATATATAAATTTAATTGAGCCAAAAAAAGATATAAATGTTTCTTATTTCGTTTCTTGGGTTGTTGGAATGATGAACAATATTCATAGAAAAAAAATAAATGATAAAGTTTCTCCACTTACTATTGTTCTGGCAGGTGGCGCTCACGGTATAGGCAAGACTACTTGGTGCAGACATATACTACCGCAGGAGCTTCAAGATTATTTTGTTGAAGGTAAAATAGAAGAAACAAAGGATTTTAAATTCAGAATGTGCAGAAATATCATAATGTTTGACGATGAATTTGGTGGTGTTGGAACGAAGGACGTTAAAAATTTCAAATGTGTATCGGATATGAGCGTTGCGGTTGATCGTAAAGCTTATGGAATAAATGACAGTAGGGAGCTAAGAAAAGTAGCGTTATTAGGTAGCACAAACGAATTAGATATATTAAAAGACCCTACTGGAAATAGGCGTATATTACCAATCAAAGTTGAGTCAATAAATTACGATGAATGTATTTCTTTTGATTCCAAAGCGTTACTAGCCGAAGCGTATAAGCTTTATAAAGATGGCTATGAGTGGGTTATAAGAAAAGAGGAAGAATTGGAATTTATGAAGCAGGAAAACGATGAATTTTATGAGGTTGATGAGTTTGAAGATATTTTCAAAGACAGGTTTAGTTTAGTCGAAACTTTAGATTATTGCAATAGGTTGGTGCTTAATAAAGGGGAAATTTTGAAGATATTTTCAAACACTAACCTTAAATTTTCAAAGTATGACCTTAGAAAAATATACACAAAAAACAAAATGGAATACAAGACAGTAAGAGATGAAGAAGTAGTTAAAAAAGGTTTTGTTCTTTTTGAGAAAAATGAATACACAGATTCAAAAAAGGTTACGTTACCTTTTTGATAAAACGTAAATATCTGATTATTAGACTTGTAACCTTGTAACCTTTTTTTCTATAAAAAGTTTAAAACTATTTTGAAAAATAATTTATTTCAATAAATGATATAAAAACGATAAAAAATAAAAAAAAACTCATTCTATATTATTTTAATAAAAAAAAAGGTTACAAAGGTTACAAAGTAATATATCTTAATGTTTATAAGGGTTAAGAGTGAATTTAAAAATGGTTACAAAACGGTTACAAAAAGGTTACAATTAAATAAGGTTACAATTAAATAAGTAAATTATGACAGAATCACAACTACAACAAAAAATCGTAATTGATTTTAAAAACAACTACCAATGCAAAGGTTTAGGATTGATCTTTGCCGTTCCAAATGGAGGTTCAAGAAATATTATTGAAGCGAAAAACTTAAAACTTACAGGCTCAATGGCTGGAGTTTCAGATTTAATTGTTTTAATTAAAAATAAGTGCGATTTTTTAGAGATAAAAATAGAAAAAGGAATCCAGAGCGATGCTCAAAAAATATTTCAACAACGTGTTGAGGCATTAGGATTTGAATATTATTTAATAAAATCATTCCAAGACTATGAAAAATACAAATTGCAAACATTGCCAGCTATCCTGCAAGACCCTCGGTAAAACCGAATGTTCAAAATACAACGCCATTGCAAACAAGCCGGTGCAACTTGTTGAGGGTATAAAAAAAGCCTACGCAAAACAGGACTACAAAAAAGGGCGAGAATTACAACAACAACTAGACGAAATAAATTATGGCTATAAACATTTTCCAAGGACGTAACGGAATAGAAGAAAATTTGAAACAACTATGAAATGGATTAAGTACGCGGACGAAAAACCAACAGAAAGCGGTTATTATTTTTGTAAAGGAAAAAGAGGTAAAGCAGTTTTGTATTACAATGCGTATGATGATGACTGGGATATTGACCATGTAGCACAAAATCACTTTACAGATGACTACATAGAGTGGATTAAAGAGTAGATAAAACGCAAAAACAATACGAGCAGGTCGATGCAAAAGGACTTCTTTATTGCGATATTCCATACAAAACAAAAACAAGTAAGAATGCCTACGGTGGCGGTTTTGACCATGATAAATTTTACGAATGGGCAAAAAACAACGAAAACACAGTTGTTTTTTCTGAATATTTAGAAAACCTACCCGATGGGTTTCAAGTGCTTTGCAAACTTAAAAAAAGAAATTTGGCAGCAGGTGGTACAGGATTAAAGGCTAATGAAATACTTGCTTGGAATGGAAAATAACCAACTAACCCTTTTCGACAATGACTATATCCTAACAGAAAAAGCAAACGGCTTACTAGATGCGTTAAATGAGGGCTTAAAATCGAAAGAAATGTATTTTCCTGTAGTGTATAGCCAATTAAACAATTTGATCGTTCTAGTGGCTCAAAATAAAGCCAAGGACACTTTATTTAATATTCTTGATGTTGATGGTAAAACTCCAGTAGGCATGAGTGCTTGCTGGAGGATTTATAATGAGTTTGTGAAAGATATTGTGTAGAAACAAAAAAAACGTTGATTCGGGTTCAACGTTTAAGACCTTTGTAGATTCCCTGCCGAGGGTAAGGAACGGTGCAAAATTACAAAAAAAAACGCAAATGCTGGCACACTTGCGTTTAAAAAAATGTATGAAAAAAATGTAATAACCACCTGCTCAAACTTATCAACTAGGAAAAGCAATCAGTAATTATATGCAAATATAAAACTTTATTTTGAATTAAAACAAATAAATTTGTATATTTGTTGAAAATAAACAGAAAATGAAAAAACTTTTAACAGACCTCATCAATCAATCAGGTCTTAACCATCAAAATTTTGCCAAAAAAGTTGGAGTGATGGCCTGTGAAATCTCACGTATGAAGCGAATGAAGCACATTCACATTGAGCGGTTACTTGATTGGATGGGTAAAATAGGGATTGAAGAGATAAAGAATGAAAATGTTGTGATTACTAAGAGAAAACAATAATTTCATATCTTTGCTAAAATCAATAATTAGGAAACCATGGCAAATACTCCAAAAGAACGGCAAGAATGGATTTACAACGAGCTTGTAAAGAACCCATTATTGCTATATACAGAGATATTTCCTATATATACCGTAAAGTTTGCAGTTTCGAGAGTGACTTTTGACAAGGACTGGAAGAAGTCAAGAGATTTGATAGGAAAGTATCAAGCAAAGGTAAATGCAGCCAAAACGAAAGCCAGTATTGCCTTAGAAGTAAAAGCCGTAAAAGAAGGATTACGCTCTAAGATGGACAGGTTACTTTTGCTTCAAAAGTTGGTAGATGAATGTTTGCTAAATTTAACCACAGGAAACTGCAATGACTTCTATATTTTCGAGGGCAAACAAAAAGAATTTACCCGAAAAATGACCCAAAGAGAAATAAACGACACAAGAAAAACGTTGCAAACTTTACAAAGTGAAATATCTAAAATAGAAGGGGATTATGCTTCTATTAAAAACGAAAATACAACTACAATATTAACCCCCGAAGAAAAACAAGAAAAAATTAATAAACTTAAAGAAAAATTAAATGGAAAGAAAATTTAAGGCTGTGGCTATGAGGTTTACGCAGGAAGCGTTTGACGGGATGGATAAATCGGGGATGGAAATTGTACAAGTTTTTGATTTTGAATCAAGCCCTTATTTAGTCAATAATTACAGAGGTAATAAATTAATGGTTACGAATCTTGATGGACAAGCCTTAAAATTCAACGACCGCACCGCAATAGAAACCTGCGACCCAAAACTATTCCGCCAGTATTGCGGATTAGAAAATCCCGTTGAAGATGAATTGAAAGATGCTATTTCTAAAAACAAAAGGGGGTTTTATTTTCTTTTTCTTGATCCTGTAGAAGAAAAAAAAGAAAAAAGAATGAAAGAGTTAAAAGAGGCTATCTGGCAGAAACCCCTTTCTTTTGGTGAAATGGGTATTAGACAAGATGAAGAACCCTCAGATTTTGAAAAACAATTGAAAGCACTTGAAAAAGCAAAAACTAACCAATCATGTATTCAAAACATGATTGAATTAGAAAAAAACTTATTTTCTGCAATGGATGTGCCAAACTTATTAAAAGAAGAGTACCGTAAAAATCCAAATGAAGCTAATTTTAAAAAAAGCTTAAAAGCTATTGCGGAACACCATAAACGCAATAATAAGTCCTACAATTTAATTAAAGAACTAGAAAAAAACCAAGAAACATTCCAATCAAAAGACCTTCAATATTTTCACGAAGGGTACCAAAAATGGACGGATTTTTGGCATTATGACCCAAACACAAAACTAAGATTCAAACCAAACCCAACAAAAACACTAGATACAGAAATCGAAGCCTTAAACCAAAAAGCAAAAGAAATGGGATTCAAGGCGGTAATAACTTTTGAATCTTTATGAACATCGAAATAAAAAACAACAAATTCGTAATAAACAACCAAGAAACAAGCAATCCCGAACTTATCGGGCTTGCTTTTTTGGATTTATTAGAGAAAAACGAAGCGAAAGGGATGTTTGATAAAATCAAAGCTATCTTGGTAAAGGCGGTGTTAATGATGAAATCTTAAACGATGAACTTAGACGAAATCACGGATGAAGAACTGCTTGAGTTGGAATTTTTACTAGAAGAAGAAACGGCTGCTGAATTAAAAGCAAGTTTGTTTCTTTTTTTACTGGAGTTTTGGGACGTGATAATTACAGACCCATACGACCACAACTGGCACATTGAATATTTGTGTGATGAAATTCAATTGGTTGTGGATAAGTATGTTTTAGACAGACCGCCACACATTGAAAATAACAAATGGTACGATGGGATTATTGATAATATCCAAAAAAACATAATAATCAATGTACCGCCCGGAACTTCGAAAAGTACAATTGTTTCTAGGGTTTTGCCAGCGTGGATATGGGCTAATAATGATTCAAAAACAGTTCTTTCAAATACAATTTCCTCAAGTAACGCAAACGAATTTTCCTCAAAATCAAAAGATATTATTACCAGCGAAAAATTCAAAAGATATTTTCCTGAGGTTGAAATTCGAAAAGATGTGAGCGCAAAAACATTTTACCAAACTCAAAAAGGGGGGGTTCGTTTTGCTTTTTCAACAATGAGTTCGCCTATTGGTAAGCACGCCAGCATTTTGATTGACGACGATAGAATGAATATGAGCATGGCGAACAGCCCAGCCGACAGGCTAAGAGCTATTGAGCAGTTCCAAGCGTTCCAAACTAGAAAGAAAAATAAAGAACAAACGCCTTATATTTTAGTTGAGCAAAGACTTTCAAATAAAGATACAACGGCTCATTGCTTAAAGGTATTTCACAACGAATGCCGACACATTTGTTTGCCAGCCGAAAACATCCACAAGAACGTTGAACCAAAAGGTATTGAAAAATATTATGTTGATAATCTTTTAGACCCAAAAAAACTAAGTCGTTCAGTTTTGGAATCAGTTAGAAAGGGTCTGAATGATGATTCAAAGCCTATTAGTGATTTAGCTTATGATATTCAATTTAATCAAATTGCTGGATCGTCAGAGGGTTTAATGTATGGCAAATTAAATTTTGTACCATCGTTACCCGAGAGCAGACAGGGCGCAATTCGTTATTCATTTACAGACGTGGCCGATACTGGTGCGGATTATTTTGCAACTCCATTTTTAGAAATAAATCAAAATAAAATTTACGTTTTTGATGCTATATATACCCAAGAGGGTAGTGGCATTACATCGAAAAAGATTAAAAACAAAATTGAGCAGCACAATAGTGTGGTTAATAAAATTGAGGTTAATAACCAAGGAAGTGTATTTGTAACCCTACTCCAATCTATGGGCGTAAATGTTTCTGGGTATTATTCGTCAGGAAACAAGGAGCAGCGTATAAGCTCGCACGCTCAATTTGTGGCTAGTATTTATTTTGTTGAGCCTAACGAAAATAGTACCGATGAATATAGGCAGTTTATAAAGCATATTCAAAGTTACCCTAAAACGGGTGGGCATGAAGACAAACACGATGATGCCGAAGATGCTTTGACCGAAGCGATAAGGTATATTTGGACTAATATGAGATATTTATTAACGACTTAGAAACAACAAAATAAAATGAAATTTAAAACACCAAAAAAAGATAACTACTTTTTAATTACATTTGTAACCTCATAGTTATTTAGGTTATTTATTTTTATTTCTAGTTGTAATAAAGCCCGAATTTATTTTCTGGCTTTATTATTTTTATTTAATCTAAATAAATGTTTATCTTTGTTGTAAATATTATTAATATGGGATTTTGGGACATCTTTAAACCTGCTACTTTTAAAAACGACAGCCCATTGGAGCTAGACACGTTTGGTTTTGGAGAAAATAACCATAAACTCACATACCCTGATTATACGAAATTCGTAAAATTACAACACAACACATTTATTTTAAAAAATGTTTTGTCTAAAATTGGCAGTAAAGTTTCAAGTGTAAAATTCGTTTGTGATAATGAAAATGAACCCCTTTTCAAATTATTAAACAATCCAAATACGACACAAAGTAAAGAGGAGTTTTTAAAAGAATTTACTGTATTTATCTTGTCCGCTGGTTGGACTGCAGTTTATAAAAAATACGGAGTTTTTGGTGACAATAGTACTTTAGAGCTTGTTAATTTAAACCCCGATTGTAGCGAAGTAAAAGAAGATGTTGTAACCACGGTTATCAATGGTAAAATGGAAACTTTTTTAAAATCTGATGTAATCCTATTCTTTGATAGCATTAGAAATGAAAACTTAAAGAAAGGTTATTCAAGAATAGCCCCTTTAAGAAGTCAAATAAAAAACATACAAAATGCACAAATAGCAAAAGGTATTCAAATAGATAATTCTGGCACAATAATAATTTCGCCAAAACAAGTCACAGGAAGTAATAACATTGATGAAGGGCTTAACGCACCTGTTCCGCAGATTGGGGGAAATTTAGTGACTCAAAAACAAGAAATTGAGAATAAGTTTTCAAAACATGGCTTAATGAACCGTTTTATTGTTTCATCAAAAGGAATTGAAGCAAAAAATTTATCTTCGGAGTTCAATAAAATGGATTTTTACAAGGTAATTGAATCGGATGCGTTGGATATTTACGATGCTTATAATTTTCCAGCAGAACTAACCCCTTATGGTAAAAACGCTACATTTGAAAACAAGCCGTTAGCTGAGATAAGTTTGATGGAAAATGAAGTTTTTCCGTTGCTAGAAAATATTATAAGAAGTTTTTCTTTAGATTTTAATCCAAAAAATAAAATTTCTGCTGATTTTAATCATCTTAATTCAATGAGCGTGATTCACGAACGAACGCAAAAGACAAATCAAACAATCATAGACCAATATGGCTATTTGTTCGAAAAGGAATTGATAGATAAAAACGAATTTATAAAAATACTTCAATCAAAAAAAATATTGGAATGAAAGAAACCGAAACCGAAAAAGCAAAACCAACCGAAAAAGAACTAAAAAAAGCGGTTGCAGACAAAAATAAAAACAAAGATAAAATTGTAAACAAATGAAATTTTACGCACCAGAATTAGACAAGTCTTTTGAAACGAAAGACGAAATGTTTACAGCTTTGAAAGCCGAAGCAAAAGAAATTATTGCAGAAAAAAAATCTGTAGCAAAATTTGCTGATGATGGATTGAGTATCGTTTCGGTTACTGGAGGTTCAAGCATTGTAAGAGATGCTTTGAAAAACTTAGACAAATCGGTAAATTATGCCAAAGAAATCAAAGCTTTACCAAAATTAACTGCAAAATTTGTTTCAAACACAACCAATTTCTTTGATACTCACAGAGATGTACATATTGGCGGTTTATGGAATAATACATTAGCCGAAAACGGACAAAATGGATTCCCGCACATTCAAGAGCATGAAGCATCATTTGCCAATGTTATATCTGATGGCGTAGATGTTAAAACTTTTTTAGAAGAAACAACATTCAAAGCTTTAGGATTTACAAATTACGAAGGAGCAACGCAAGCTTTAAAAGTTGAAAGTTCAATTGACCCAAATAGAAATATTTTTATGTACGGTCAGTACGCTAACGGCTGGGTCAGAAATCATTCAGTAGGGATGCGTTACGTTACTATAATCTTTTGTGCTAATTCAGAAATGGAAAGTATGGCGGAAGAAAAAGCCAAATGGGACAAGTACTATCCGCTAATTGCCAATAAAACTGATGTTGATGCAGTCGGGTACTTTTGGGCGGTAACGGAAGCTATTTTACGAGAGCATTCCGCTGTCGTGTTTGGTAGCAACAAGATTACGCCAACCCAAAGCGTAGAAATAGAAGCTGAACCAGAAAAACAAATGCAAATACAAAAAAGACGAATTATCTTTCAAAAATTGGTTTAAAGAAATTCTATCGTTTGGGTAGCCGTAATCAATTGACTGTACTATTTGATTCCAAGCATCAACTCTTTTGTTGAATGTAGATTCTTGCGTTGATCCATTTGCATCAATTCGACCCTCGCCAGTTCCTAAGTTTAAAGTCCTGTTTTCTAAAGCCCAATTGAAATAAATGTAAGGCGCAATTATAGATTCAATAACCTGATTAGTTCCAATTGTAGCAACCGTATAAACCAAGCCACCCCAATTATCTTTACCGTTCAAAAGCCAGCTCCATTTTTCGTCAGCCGTTGTTCTTAGTTTTTAATACCCCAATAAATCAAATTCGAGATTAGAAATAAACTCGTTGTACAACGTGCTGCCTAGCACCATTTTCAAAAATTCCTTTTCGTTCTTTTGAATATAAATAAGCATTGCAATATTTACAGCCGAAGTAGTATCGGCTGTAATGTTTGCAATTCTATAATTACCATAAGAAAAGTTTGAAAGTCTTGTGAACATCTTAGATTTTTTCGATTACTTTTTTAGCTTCGTAAATTGCATACGCAACCTCTGAAAATTCTTGCTCGTGTCCTTTTTTAAAGCTTCCAAAATCTTTTGTAATTCGACCAGAAATTTTGTTGGTTAAATTGATTGTTTTTGGATCTCTATTGTTTTTCAAATTTTCAATAGTTTGCGCTCCTGCTTTTTCGTAAAATTCATTTACAATACCGATGGTTTCTTTTTTTACTTCAATTTTTACTTGTTCCATTTTATTTTTTTTTAAATGTTATTTAAAAACAAGCCTGTGTTTACAGGCTTGTTTTGATTTTTTTTTATTAGTCGGTAATAAGGTTTTTCACGTTTGAAAAAGTGTCTTTTACCAACAAAATTTTAGAGCCATCTGGAATGATTACAGCAAAGAATTTCTCTAAAACGTGAGTTCTAATATTTCTTGCTAAACCAGTAACTGCATTAGTAGCAGCAGCATCTACTCTACCATCAGTTTCTGCATAAATCAATTGAGAATCAACTCCTACTTTTACCGTTTGGAATAAATCCCCAGTTACAAATTCATCAACTCCAAGTTTTGGATCTTTTATAATAGGAATGAAAACCCCACCCCAATCAAGTCCGTTTTGCAAGATGTTTACACTTTGACCATTTGAAAGGGTATAAATTCCATCGGCTGTTTTTTCTTGCTTCATGTTTCTCCAAGCAATTGGGTTAAGCATAAATGCAGTAACATTTCCGCCTAGATTTTCAATACTTGCAATTACCGCACCCATAGCATCGTAGTTGTTAGGGTTTGAATTAATCGCAAGGGCTGCATCTGGTGTAAAAGCACTAGCTCCAGCCTTAACGGCATCAAGCACAGCGTTTGGCAATTTGTCATTTACTAACTCCGAAAATTTCTGAACCATTCTGTTTACTAAAGACGGGAAGAATCTTCTCATTTTAGTTGTGGTAAACCACATAACAGGAATGGCCTCAGCAGACTTGTCTTGTGTTTCAAAACTCATTTTAACAATTGGTTTAAGCTTACATTCGGTTGTAATCTCTGCTGTACCTGTAACGGTTTCATTGATTACAATTAAAGTTGCTTGATCCATCGGTTGCACATCTACAAGGTCTAAGATTCTTGATACAGGCGATCTGTAACCAAAGTATCCAAGTAATT